ATGGCTCATTGGGACTTCAATCACACAACCCTTGAATATAACTCCAGAAGGTATCGTCGTTTGCTTATTCGCTGTAGCTGCCGCAGTAGAACAAGCCGTTCCATAGTATGATCCAGGTGCATCGACAACACGCCAATAGGTACCGTCATAAGTAAAAGTAATAGTTGATCCCCAATGCCAAAGTAGTCTATTTGTATCCGAAGTAACTAAATCTCCCACATAAACATCTTTTGCTCCAGTGCTATTAACATTAAGCGTTAATTTGCCATTATAATTATTGGAACTTCCCATATAAACAGAAATGGTTGCGCCAGTGGCTAATGAAAAGCCTGTACAATTTACAGTTACAGCTCCGTCAGTTCTTGTACCAAGAATGCCTCTATATGCTGTAGCTCGATTATATGCAGATTCGCCATGATTAATATTAGTTAATGTAGCGCTGGATATAAACTTATTAGCTGTTATGTCATCGGAATCAACGTGAGATGCTTTTATGGCTCCGTCAACTATGAGCGATCCTCCGGACATACGCTCACACTTCATATTTTTACAATATCCAGCCTGATAGTTAGAAGTCCAATTAGATGTTGTGCAAAATATAATCGCTATGTTTGCTTTTGGCGCATTAGCTAAATTTGAACCTACTTCTATAATACCATTAATAGACACTTCGGTGTTTTTTGTCGGAATAACGGTTGTATAACTATTCGATGCGACACCCGAACCAGTAGCGTCTCGTCCATATATAACTATTACTGCTGAACCAGCAGCCGGTGCTTTAACGGTTCCAGTTACCCGGTATTTTTCTCCTTGTGTCGTCCAGTTAGGCAATAATGGACTCAACCATATATTAGCTCCGGTTGCGCTTTCTTTATATATCCATCCGTTACTTAAAACTCCCGCATTACCTGTGTTAAGAGAAGCTTCGTCGTTTTCGTTTGCAGTAATATAGTTATTAAAATCACCAATTGCAAGTTTTTGAGCGGTTATTGAATTTGCTCCTATCCTAGCAGCATCAATTGTTCCGGTTAAAATGTGTCCACCATCAATGACTGTAGTATCAAGACCATGGGAAGTTGTTTTAATACTTGTTGCACTTGTTGGCGTTTCCCTACAAGTAGTAACAACATATACCGGTGTCCCGGGAGAGGGCCCCATGTTGTTAGCGACGGTCTTTATTCGTACAGTGTCCCCCGCCTTTATACCAGCTGTTGAGTCCACAGCGAATGTTAGCTGCCTCCCTTCAGCCGCCCAAGCAACAATTGTCGCATAGGATTGTGATGCATCAGATCCGGTTGCATTAACCGTAAACGTGCTTCTTTTTGCATCTATGTCGTCCTGCACATCTTCTGGGGCTGGAGACCACTGAGTCTGCTTGTTTCCGATTTCTATTTTAAACCGAAAACTGTTATTTATAGCTTCATCTTTATAGTAATACAGGTATAAATATCTTAAAGTTTCTCCATTCTCAAGAGTTATAGTCAAGCGTCTTTCGGTATTACTATAATATTGTATGGCACCAGCTTCTCTATACCATGCTCCATCTTTTGTCGTTGAAACGGCGAATCTTGAACTGCCGTTAAACACAGCATTTGTACTAATTGTTACTGTGCAGTTCGTAACGCTTATCGAACTAAGACTCGCTATAGTTACGTTTCCATTTTGAGTCGGGGTACCTTCAATGTGCATACGCTCTGGATGTCCGGAAACATCCGAAAAAGTTAGCCCGTCTTTAGTGAATGCTCCATAGAGATAACTGTTCCTGAATAGATTTACCCCGCCAACCTGAATACTGTTCTGCACATCCTTTACAAACTGAGAAGTTCCTTCGAATTCAATTTTTGAAGCTTGAATCTTAACAGTTTCTGGAGTCTGTCTTATAGCAGATATAACACCATTTTTTTCAACTTTGGAGCTTATCTGTCCTGCCTGAACAACAAGCTGAGCACTTTCATAAGAACCACCTGTGTATCGCCAATATGTTCCATCATAAGTAAAGTTTGCCGTAGAATAGCCACTTAATTTAAACTTATCCGCAGTCGGTCGCGTTCCGCCATCAATTAAAATAGCTTTTGCCCCAGTACCATTGACATTAAGTGTCGGACTCGCGGCAGTATTTCCATTATCAAATCTTACAGAAATTTGGGCTCCCTTGTTTAATGCAAACCCATCAAGTTCTACGACTTTAGCCGCAGTTGCTGCAGCAGTCGAGCACGTACCATAATTAGCAAATACTTCAGCTTTAGTGGCCCGAAGCGATATTGCTTCAGCCTGTTCGCTTATCTCCGTCTCTAATGATGAAATACTTTCATCTGTATCCTCTGGGGCCGGAGTCCAGTCGGTTTGTTTATTTCCAAACTCCACCTTGAAATTACTGACTGTTACCTTGGCATTTGCATTGGCATTGCCCGATCCAGAAAGTAGAACGCCAGAATTCGGAGCAAATTCTCTCATAGCATCCGTTATGGTTCTGGTACCAACAGCATGACCACTACTGTTTCCAACTGGTATTTCTGCAACTTTTACAACCGCGCCAAAACTTCCTGAAGCAGTACGCAAACTAACGATCATATCGAATGCTGTATCGACGCCTGTGATAACATAATCAAACGAAAATGTTACATCTGTTTTATTAGTATCTGCTATTGCGGTGTTTGCGAATGCTGATAATTTATAAATTATTGGCGTAAACCAGCTCTGATTTGCTTTGGTTGTAAGCTCTTTTGATTCTTTTGTGCCTATCAGAAGATTCCTCCCGCCAATCTCCCAACCCTCTATAGCGGTTACCTTACCGATAATAGCTTCCGGAGTTATTGAGAAATCGGATTTCTTATAGACATTACTGTCGTCCGTATACTTCGAAGCGAGACCCCAATGACTGATATTAAATGCTGCTCCGGCGGCTTTCTTAGTTTTGCACTTCAGAATATCATTATTATAGGTCGTGCCATATGTAGCATTGACCCAAAGATCTCCAACATCATACGCCTGAGCATTTGTTGGCTGAGCTGTGAATACTCTACGTTTTCCATCCGCAGTGTCTTGAGCTTTTGCAGCATCTGAAAGAGCTTTAATAGCATCAGCATCTTTAATCTCTATCCACTGGTATTCAAAATACTGAGCAAGGCCAGATGTTGTCGGATTTGGAACGTACTCGTACTTTCCAGTAGCACTATTCCGAATATAATAGCGCTTCCCGGATACTACAGAAGCATCATTCGTTCTTTCAATGGCCCATCTGAAACTATGACCATTTGTGGTGTTGAAATATAAGTCTCTGAGATGATTGTATCTATCATTATCAGTTGTCCAGCTGGATGCCGGAGCATTTGAAGTCGTAGGGTCAACTGCGTAATACCACGTGTCTACTACGCCGTCAACCTGATCCTGAATATCGCCGATAAGGCCATCAACATCGGTCTTCGTATAGTAGTTATTCGATGTGATCTCAACATCTCCGCGAAGACTGAGGTGCTGTCCATCCCAACTAATACCGTCTCCTGTCGAAGCATTCTCATAAGCAAATGTTCCACTTCTAAGATTTATCCATCCGCCCGTACCAATAAGGTTATTGGTGGTTATCTTATCGACAGTTATTGAGTTTGCCGTGATGACGTCAGCGTGAATAGTTCTTCTGAACTCCAGCTGTTCTTCTTCTGTGCACTGCTCGATATAGCTTTCACCAAGAGTATTAACATTAATACTATAGTAAAGGCCGTCGTCACCCAGAAGCAAAAGCCTATCTGCCTTAAGCTGTCCAACATCAATATCATTCGCATTAAGATGAAGACCGGTCAGTCTGTAGATAGTGCCATCCTGAGCAACCATCTGACCCTGAACCATCAGGTCCTTGATCCATGCTTCCTGAATATCAGCGGTCAACACATTTGCAAAATCGAGCGCCGCATAATGAGCATGCAGGTCTTGAACATCTGCGTATCCGATCTTGGCGTTGTCGATTACACCATCTTTAATATGAGCGTAATCAGCATGAAGCTCATTGATAGTTGCGTATTTAGCATCTAAAGTCTTGGTCGTAATAGCTCCAGCTTCAATCTCTTCTGCAGTAAGATCTTTGATGTATGCTGTTGTGGCTTCAAGATTATCAGTTGTGATGTTCTTGGAGTACAGCTCGTCGATATAACCCGTGGCTGCCCAAATGTTCTCGGTATGAATATTCTTAGAATATAAATCATCGATGTAGCCCGTAGCAGCTGTGATGGACTTGACAGTGACGTCCTTATCCCTGAGCTCAGCTACAAAATCTATCGATGGCTGTGCCGCTTCACCGATCTGATTAGCTCTTGTGTCATCGGTTGGAGGATTTGTGGAGTTGCCACCGGTCCAAGCTCTGTGATTTGCAACCCTAACCATGACGACATCGCCAGGCTTAGCGTCTATAGTTCTACGGACTGGTGTCTCAGTTTCTCCCCCGGGGAATTTTACCCATAGCGTATTACCGTCTACATGGGTAACGGTCGCTTCTGTATCGTAGGCTTTTGGCTTACGTTCATCAGATTCGGTCATAGCCTTCTTCAGTTCTTTAGCGACCTTATTCATGTTACTCATACTGAATTACCTCCTCTGATGTACTGGCGTTATAGCCAAGATTTATGGTTTGGCTGACAATTCGAAATATTCCAGCTATTCCCTGAGCTGGATAATGAATCCTTACAAAGTCCAGCGGATATAAATTAGGCTGGAATCGTCTTGTGTAATCCACCGTCCTATACACCGTCCGAAGCTCAGCCAATCTTCTAACAGCGTACTCAGATATAGACTCGTTTTCCTTGAGAGAACAGTTAGTCTCCTGAGCCCAGATCTCCCTTCCTCGTGTAGCAATATCATCTTCATCTCTTGCTACAGAATAAGAATCCTCAGCAACAGCTCTGAAAACATTCGGGCAACTGTACCAATCGTATTTGGTAGACAATTGCAGCTCGAAAATATCGTTGTTGATATAATCGAATGTGTTGGCAATTTCGATCTCATAATTCTTCGGTTTCTCATATATAACGATCGAACCGTTGCCCTCTATTCTCATACAGTATTCAAGTACTTCCAAAATAAATTCCGCCATTGAGAGATTGTTCTCATTCTCTTCGGCAACAAGCGCTTCCTTAAGTGCCGGCGGATTATCTCGAAAATCAATAGGAGCTCCCGTAGGCTTCAGGAGCTCCTCGATTAATGCTCTGCTATCTGTTCCAAGCGGCGCGTACCATCCGGGTGGCAATAAAATATCCTGCGCCGGTTTTAGGATCGAATAACATTGCAGATTATTAGTTGTCAGAGTACCATTAATACTCCGTTCAGGAGATGTCGCCCATCCTGTAAATAGTGGAATATGGGCTATTCGACCTTCCTGCCGAACGTCCATATATAATCGGACAAGCCTTTCGTTATCTTCCTGATAATTAATACAAGAAATATCGGCCGATTCTATGAGCGTGTCGGTACCACGATTGATAGATCCGCCGGTAATATCCATGCGTCCTGAATCCGACCATGTTACTTTATCGACAAAGCACACATAATAGCTGGCACTGTAGCCATCTTTAAAGCTTATATCATTTACGCTCACAGACGTCGGCCTCCTTTCTTATTCTTCCTCTTCTTCCTGATCCTCATCCCAGTCGTCTTTAGTACGCATTGTATACTTAACGTCAGGTGGATCTACACGGGTTATATTTAAAGTAAATTTGGCGATTTTCGTAACCCACTTCTCTTCACGGTCTTCCTGAACATCGACGTTTGCATAATATCCAGAACCATCCGGAGTTCTTACGTGGCATACTCCGGCGTAAACCGCCAACCTTCTTAAAGCTTCAACAGTCTCTTCAGGGTGTTCCATCATAGGATCTTCCTGGATACTTACTGTAGCTTTAAGAGAGCCGGTTCTGGATACTGCCGGATTCCAATCGCCCTGAACTGATCCTCCAAGATACTTTGTCTCTGTAAAATCCTTACTCCATGAGTTCGACAACGAGAGATTGTATCTAAGAGTTACGGAACTCTTTCCGAAATCAATTATCGACATGAAGTCGGTAAGAGCATAATCCTCACCCTCATAGTCTTTATAAGCGTACTTTCCATTTCCAGTTCGTGAATCGCCATTTAACGTTCTATAAACAATTCTATATCCGCCAAATTCACTAATAGTCGGATACTCATCCACGTACCAAGTACCGAATTCAGCATTTGTCGCTATCAGTTCAGGTTTATCAACGGATAATCTGTAAATATCGCAAGTATCCCCATCTAAATATCCAGTAGGCTGTATCGTCCGAATAAATGCTACGTCATTATCTCTATCGACCGTGATGTCTGCACTCGGTTCGATCGCTTTATGATCCCATTCCACTCGGAATGGAACCTCAAGATCTCCTTCAGTTGGAACTTGCCCATACTTGTCAGTATTAGATATAACCAGCCTATAATATGCTCTGTCGTCCAGCATACCTATGAGATCTTCGTAGTTTACAGTTATAGAACCAGGCTCAGTAAGCTCAGTATTTAAGAACACAATATCATCGGCATAAACCGGATATTCATTCTCATCCGGGAGCATAATAGTGTCTTCGACCTGCCGTATAATCTTTGCGGTAATATGATTGTCCTTATCAAAATTACTGAGCGAGAATTCTAATGGCAATGACACTACGCAAGCTTCATTTCTGGTTAATGTATCCGTAGTGATAGACTTGCTTTGATTCCACCCTTTTGTAAACATAATCGTCGGCCTCTTTGGAAGTGGAGCAGTCTGGAAAGTCGAATCTCCTTCCTCTCCTACGATACTCCATTCAGAAAGCTTATTTTCCGAAGATTCCGTGCGAATACGAAGACTTATAGTATCGTTGTTGTTCCAAGGAATACTCTTACTCTCGAAAATCGCCCGTGACAACGTGGCGGTTGACTGGTTTTCAAGTACGATTTGCCGGTCAAGATATCCATCCCGAGCAATATAAACTCTCTGTAAAGCAGCACCATCTTCCGAAGAATATACCCATGAAAGCTTAACCTCTCCATCTGGAGTTATTACTTTCGGCGTAACTATAAGATGTGGACGATCTGGGATAGACACTATTTTGATTGGCTGATTGCCATCAGTTTCTCCGTAGGTACTCCACGTGGTAACGTCGTTCTCAGTTCGACCAAGTCTTACCTTTACATACCATTCACCGACGGATAGTCCTGAAATATACCATTTGCCGGTATGAGTGTTTGTAATTGTATAGGTACTCGGCGGAGTTGTTGACTCCCAAGCTTCCTTATTCTGCGCCCAGCTGATTTCCGCCACATTTGAATCGACCCACGTCCATTTCCAGGTCGCCATAATGGTGCCAAGCGTTTCAGTCCGCGTGAGATCTAGCTCAGTAGGCGGTGACGGAAGTGTTCCTCCGTCCCAGACTGGTGCAGACTCCATATAAATAGGATCAACGGTATAAGTCTTTGCCGGTTCGTTGAAGCAGTAGTCGCCAAGAACAGCCTTAACTCCGATATCAGTCTTGTCTACTGAATAGCTATCCGGAAGCTGGATAGTCACGCCTCCAGTTTCGCCATGAGGAATTAATCCGACAGGGGTCTCATCTCCTGCCGCATTTCTGCAATACACAACCAGAAATGAAGATGGCACCTGCGAATTGTTTGTCGCCGACACCTTCATTCGTTTCTGTCCGATATCAATTTCTGAAATCTGAATTCCTGTTGGCGGGATCAAAAGCCCAGCAGCCTTAGAAGAAACCCGCAATGGCTCCCCGTTCCTCATCGAATTATCTTGCCCTACAAAGACTTTACGAACCCAGGTAAGTTTATCGTTAACCGGTTTCTCCGTCGGGAATGATACATCAGTGCCTATAGGTACTTTAATAGCCTCAACCCATGATGTAGATTCAGCTGGTGGAGTAATCGATACTTTGTACCATTTCTTGCCATCATAGGCAATACTAGTCTCAGGGACAGCTGTCAAATATTGATAACTAATAAATTTCGCAGGAAAATTCTTCGAGTCAGTCGCGTTATCTGTCATCGTAATGCCGCCATCCGCATCCATTTCAGCAGATTTAGGAGCCGGAGGATTAGGCGCGTTATAATACATGAACTCGTCGTAATCCCAATTTGAATTTCCACCAGGTCCTCTGGATCTTACTCGAAAATATCTGGTGTAAGAATAATCGCCAGTCCATGAATCCCGATTTTCGGTTATAGTGACAGAAAGTCCGCTTTCCTGCCCGGCCGCGGTGGTTCCGGTAAATCCCTCCACGCAAGAAGCCCGATCAGCTGTCCAGAAGTTGTCGTCATCCGGATCAAAGTTTTCCGGAGGATCATTATTATTTATAAGAATCGTCTCCCACTGAGTATCGTAGAATATCTCGGCGAGCTCCTCATCGTTGTCGTAATCATTTAATACTCCGAATCTCTTGGCCCACTTCCCTTTTCTATAAACTTTTTTCTTTTTCTTCTTTTCGCGTTTTTTCTTGATCTTCTCTTTATAGTCTCTTCCAATCCATGTGGAGGAAGCCGGAACAGACCAGGAAAAGACCTTAGAAAAATCAGAAGTTCCTGCTCCAACTTCATCCGCAAGATCGGCTTCAGGAGGCGCAATAATGCGAAGTGTTCTCGCAGCAGGCGTAGACCATTTATATGTGTGAGTCGTAATCTTTTTACTGGTCTCTTCTTTTCGCGTTTTCCTCTTACCAATAAGTTCAACATGAAGCCAGCGAAGGTTTGGCTGGTTGTTCCCATCTTTGTCCTTCGCTGGATAAAATTCATTGAAATTCTTTTCGAGAAAGACTTTGGAAGTCTGGGTCGAATTCAAAGCTACTTTATGTATCTTAGGGGCTTTTTTAGTTTTCGTAGTCACCCATGTTGGTCTTTTGGTAGTGCCGCGTCTTTGATAAAACATCTTCTGTCCGCCACCATAATCGCTATCAGCGATACTCCATTCCGCGGTAAACTGCAGAAGACGTAACCTAGCATCAACATTATTGGCCTGGGACTTTATTGTTATTTTCAGATCTACCGGCGCCTTGGTGTTGTGGGTTTTACTTTCTTTCTTTTTCTTGTTAGCCATTACACCGTCCTCGCATTCAATCTAAAACTACGGACCAATTCGTCGGCAAATGCCTCCGGATCAGTTGACCCGTCTACAGTAATATAGTTATTAAGAGATCTGGAATTCATTGTGTCAGCAACTCCACCAAGAACACTTGTAAGCTTTGAAAGTTTCTGATTAAGTTCAGCATCACGGTTCTTAAGTCCGTCCATCGACAGACTGACATCCATTGCACGGTTCATCGAATTATTAAAGCTAAAGTTGTCGGAGAAGCCCTTACTCATGATGTCCTGAACATCTGTTACAGAGCGATTAGCTGACGCTATCATAGTAGTAGCAATGCTGTCAGCTCTTTCCCGATATTGATCTGTTAAAGAGTCAACGCCCCCGATAAGACCCTGCATAAGATATGTACCAGTCTTAAATAATCTTCTCGAAGGAGAACGAATCTGATTTCGCTTCCGAATTGTCTCATCGACAATATCAGCTATCTCCTTTGCTCTAGCTCTAAGCGAAGGTATTATCGCATCCATTCCGTTTACTATACCTCTAACAGCATTAGAACCATTGGAAGACTGGTCTTTAATCTTCATGTTCTTTTCGCTATCTTTAGCGATATTTTTGGCCGTCTTATCAAGTTTACTCTTCTCGCCTTTATCTTCGAAACCTTTGCGATAACCCTCGATAAGTTCTTTACCCTTCTTGCCAACGCCAGGAATAAGGTTAACGACAGCGCCAATAGCCGCTAATATAACGTTTACAAGTGCGTTCTTAAGACGATCTCCATTCTCAGAAATAGCATCTGCCATAGAGTTAAGGAAACTTATTATAAGATTGAAACCCGCATCTACTATGTCAGGCAGACCGTCAGCTATGCCATTGACAAACTTGGTGACTATGCTAATTGCAACTTCTGTAATCTCTCCGATGTTGTCGTTTATACCGTTGAGAAGTGCGATAATTAACTGCATTCCTGCGGTAACAATATCTGGTGTAATATCAGTTAGCACTTTTAATATCGCTTCAACAATAAGACCAAATGTGTCGGCTATTGTTTTAGCGCCTTCGCCAATCACCTGTATGATTGTTATAAGACCCGTACCTATTCCTTTAGCGATTATTGGGAATGCCTGTGCAAGTGCTTGGGCTCCGGAAATAATAGGGCCAGTTGCCATTGCGAACGCGGTAACCAGCAACGTCATACCGGCGCCGAGGCTAAGTACTCCTGCTCCAAGTAAGGTCATAGCAGCTGCCAACCCTATCATTACAGGAATAAGCGGTGCAAGTAATGCTGCACCAGCACCAAATATAGCCAAAGTACCTGCTAAAGCTACTAAGCCGGTGATAACGCCCATAAAGTTAAGAGAACTAAGAAGCGCGATTGCAGG